TTTGTCAGTGGCGACTACGAGAGTGCCACAGACAATCTCAATATCTGGGTTCAGAAGGTGATACTGAACGGGATCTTGAGGGGGACTAGCTGGGTCCCTAACCATGTGAAGGAACTTGCTCGTTCATCGCAAGAAATGGTCGTGACATCGGATGGTGTCACCTTGCGACAGAGAACCGGCCAACTGATGGGAAACCTCCTCTCGTTCCCGTTACTGTGTATTGTCAATTATCTAGCTTTCCGCTATTACACTGGTAACGACCATTCGATCCCGGTCAGGATCAATGGTGACGATATTGTATTCAGGTCGCGTCGAGACGTGGCCGATCGTTGGATGCGCGAGGTGGTAGGATCCGGACTGACCCTCTCTAAAGGGAAGACACTTGTGTCTTCGAGATACTTCTCCCTCAATTCGCGACTCTTCAAGGCATCAACCGTCCCGCGGTTGGTGCCGAGTATTCGGTCATCCGCCTTTGGCTTCCGGAAGCTTGAGGACGGCGTCGCTGGCTTTCAAGGTCGGTGGCGTAGAGTACTTAAAGACTTTCCGTGTGGTGCTCGTCGCCGCGCGGTTCTCGAAGAAGAGTTTTTGAGGTGGAATGTACCTTACATCGTTGCTAGTCGTAGATCGGTGACGAGAGGGTTAGATTGTAAGTTCGGTGTCGAGTCGTTGTCTCGTCTCAACCTCTGGAAAAGGGAGGTCTTTTATCTCTCTCTTGAAAAAGAGGTTCCTCTTCCCGCATCGCCTGCGGTCGTTGACCAAAAGAGGATACCAGATGGTTGGGTGCTACGGCGCATCGAAAATTACAATAAAGAAGTAAAGGAAATTCAGAAGCGGATCGGGCCCGAGTTCATTGCTTGTGCTTGGTCGCCGGCTTCGTTGACAGGCGAGGAGCGGATGCAGCAGTATAGGGAGGCAGTTAAACAGGCCCCGTACTATGTGCCAGCCTCGGTTTCGACCCTCAAAAGGAGAGGGAAGTTACTGGGGTTGTCACCTGCAAATGCTAGGAGGTTC